ATTTCAAATTCCCAGTAAGCACCTTCAAGGTCATAAACCTCAGTGGCGTTATTGGCTTTGTTTAAATGGGTTTGGCTGTTGGGCACTAACGTAAAGTTAGAGAGCTTAGGCCGTTTGGGTAGGGGGAGTGGTTGCATCGTTACCAAGTTTCATAATAAAACACTGGTAACGAGTATAAAATTTAGTGGATAAGCTTTCGGCTGGAAAGGGGTTTACATAGTTATAGTAGTTTACGGGCTTTTAGTTCAAGTAGCACTTCATCCGAAAGTGCATCAATCCAATAAACTTCTTTAAGCTGTCTACATGTTAAACCAGCTATCTCTGCAAATACAAGCTCAGCAGTTTCTTTTTCGCCAACCTTTGCAGTTTTCAATAAATGAAAGGCAATCTCAACAAAAAAAAGCCAAGTGAATATAGTAAGCTTTGAAAACAAGGTGATCTCTAAAATCCCTTTATATTCTCTACTTTTAAGCGCCCTCATAAATAGTGCGATAGTTTTCACTTTATCAATGTATTTAAAAAAAGTGTCTGTAAAAATGATATTCTCAAATTGAATCTCTTTTTCCTCACTTACAAAGGACTTACCTTTCATATGAAAAAAATATTTTTCAAGGATAGACTCTTGTTTTATTTTTCTAATCGTTTCTTTTGGAAATTCATCATCAAAATCTATATCTAGGAAACTTGTTGGTACCTCATAAAGCGGATTATCAATATCTAGTAATGTATACGATATATTTTTATTTATTTCTTTAACTTCAACTTGTAAGAGATCCTTAACTTCATCAGCAACCTCAAAAACAGCATCTTTAATAACACTAAAGTTCTGTGTATCAGATTGTTCAATCAGTGCTTTTTTAGTTTCAGCTAATTCTCTACGGTTATCTTTCCAAACAAAATACAATAAAAAAACAGACACAGTAGACAAAATTGGAGTTGCAACGCCTGTGAATATAGTTGCAGTATCAACCCATGTTTTTAGTTCTTCAGAAGGTGTAAGTCCAAATAAAAAGCCAAATGTTGCACCAGCTATTAAAAGTACAAGTACTGCTACAATAATCATTAATTTTATGAACTCAGCTTCTTTTTTCTGCTGTATCTCTTGTTCAGTCATTACATTCCCTCGCTTTTTAAAACTCCTTTTTACACCAATCTCAAACACTTAACAACTAAGCTGCCCCCCGAACCGCACGAATAATTGCACCGTTACTTTGTATATTAGCCACCACAACACCAACCACCTGGCGGGCTATGTCTTGGCCAACCGCTTGCGATGTTTGCTCATTAGCACCACCTTGCACGGTAATTTGGTTGGTTATATGTATATTTACACCACCAGAGCCGCCACTATCATTAGCTGCGCCACCTGCGTTGTAACGCCGTGCCATTTGGCTAATTTCAGTATTTTGTTTCGGGCTTAGTACACGCTCGCCACGTTGTAATACGTAGGTAGATTCATTCGGTACATAATCTAAACCACCGTGCGCAATACCCGCTGGTTGCTGGGCTTTAATTTGGCGTACTTGTTGTAAGCCAGTTAATACGGCAGCAGCTGCTGCAACACCACCTAACACAGGACCAACAATAGGAATGGGGGCCAGCGAGGTAAACGCCGCGGTTGCACCCTGGTAGGTATTAATAACAGCTTGCGCAATAGCAAACGCTTTATAGGCTTTAAATGCTGTTTTACTTTGTCCAGCCATTGCTTTAAAAGTAGTGGCACCCAAGTCAATAATGGCGTTAGATTTTTCAGCTTCTGTTTTTTTCTCAAAGTTAGCAAACGCTAAAATGTTGCTTTGTAAAGCACCTGTGTGGCGTGTTTTAATTTGCATCAACCGTTCTTGGTGTGCGGCTTCACTCGCTTCACGTTGGCTATGGTAGCCATTTGCAGCATTAAGTTCAGATTGGCGCTCTAACTCACGAATTTGGTTATCTGCGTTATATTTAAGCTCGCCACTTTCATCATTGGCCGCTAAACCTAATTGTGATCGGCGTTTAGCATCAACCCGTGCTTGTTGGCGTGCTTGTTCTACGCTTAGTTCGTTATTATAAGCGGCAAGTGCTTCACGCCCAGCAAAGCCTTTAACGGTGGCAATACGGTTTTCTAAATCACGCTGTAAATCGTTTTTACGTTTTTCTTCAGCTTGGTTTTGTATACGTGTTTTTTCGGTTTCACGTTTTTGTGTAATTGCTTTTAGGTCTTCACCGTATTTAACATCAAGCTGCTTTAAAATGGCGTCGTATTTAACTTTGTTAGCCGTATCGTTCTCACGGGCAACAATGACCATTTGCTTACGTTTTTCGTAGCTGTCTTTTAAGCGGGCCTCTTCGCCCATTAAGCTCACTTCTAAACGTTTTATGTTATCGGGCAGGGCGCTTGAGCTAACAGGCGCAGGCTTAGGCTTTTCTGTTTCTTTAATGGCAAGCACTTGTTGTAGCACCACAATTTCGTTTTTTAAATCAGTAACGCGCTTTTCAGCCGCTTCAACGTCAGAAAACTTACCTTTTAAGAATGGATTATTAAAACGCTGGCGGGCCTCATCAGCCATTTGAATCGCATTTTTAATGCGGCCCTGTGCCATTAACAACAAACCTTGTGCCTGGCTACTTGTTAAATTGGCATACGGGTTTAGGTCTTTACTGGCTTCTTTTAGTTTATTAACTGAGTCGGTAGCGTCATCGCCCTGGCTTGCAAAGTAGGCAAGGCCAAGCCCAGCCGTTACCAGTAATCCAACGGGTCCACCTAACAAGCCCATTACAGTACTAAGGCCCCGCGCTGCTAACGTTGCACGCCCAGCGGCAGCAGTATAAATGTTGGTAGCGGTAGTGGCCGCAGCTTGTGTTGCTGTATAGCGCGTATTAGCAGCAGCCAAGCGGGAAAGAGCTGCAGTGCGTAAGTTGGTGGTATTAGCCACAGCAAGCGTATGCTGTGCATAGGCTTTCATTTGTGCGGCGCGCTGTAGCTCTAAAACCGCATTAGCCTGGTTTTGTTTTGTAAGGGCTGCATCCGCAATTAACGCGCGGTTCTTGGCCGCAACGCTAGTTACATAACCCGCAGCACTGGCACTTAACCCTGCTACTAAATGGCCGGTTAATACAGTAGCCAATGCACCAGTTGCAAATACTAAATTATTAACAGCCTCTTCGTTTTCACGTAAATACGCCATGGTATCGGTAATAGAATCAACCACGCTGGTAACAGCAAAGTTTACAGGCTCTTCATATTTACGTATTAAATGCTGATACTCATTCCCCATTTCCGCAAAGCTGGCGTTTATTTTACCCTCGGTGGCTTCAGCAGCACCGGCGTAATCGTTAAGTGCTTTAATAAGGTAATTTTTAAACATCTGGCTGGTTACTTGGCCATCGTTCACCATTTGCCTAAAACCACCGGCAGCTTTACCTGCTGCTTTATCGAGTTTTTGTAAAAGCCCTGGCATAGGCTCGGTTACTTGGTTTAGCTCTTCTGCACGTAAAACGCCGGCAGTCATACCTTGTGTCATACCAAACAAACTCTGCCCAAGCTGCACATTACTGGCCCCCGTTTTAGCGGCGGCATTGGCCATACCCTCTAAAATGGCTTTACCTTGAGTTTGAGTAACAACGCCAACCTCTTGTAGGGTTAAAATTTTACTGTATGAGTCGGCAAGGGTGGTGTAACCGGTATTTAAGCGATCAGATGTAGCAAATAAATACTCTTGTACTTTTGCATAGTTTTCAGCTGAGCCCGTTAATCCTTTTAAGCGAGTATCAAGTAATTGTGCAGCGCCGGTATCACGCACAAACATAGTCGCGGTACCAATACCCACTAAGGTTGTGAGCGTTGCGCCTATTTGTGCATAGGCGGTATTCATTATCCCAAGTTGGCGGGTCATTGCGCCTTGCTGCTGCATAATGCGGGCTTGGCTTGCGCCTAATTGCTGGTTAGCAGCAACTTGGCGCTGTACTGCTTGGGGTATGCGGTTTAGTTCGTTTACGTTTTGGCGCGCACCGGTGGTAACTGCTTTACCGTCATAACTTAAGCGTAACGCCAAATTCAAGTTGTTGCTCATCGGGTCGCCTTATTAGTCCAATTATGGTGCGCTCTAAAGTTTGCAGTTTTGCAAAATCATCAGGGTTAAGGGTTATATTTGCATAGCGCCAGGCTATATCAGCCCTGGCATAATCAAGGGCAATTTCTACCCCATCGTTATCCCGTTGCCATTGGCTACTGGCAGTCGTTAATGCAATAACAGCCGTGTGGTTTTGGGGCAATACAAACAATGTTTCCTCATCGTGTGGCACAATCTGTTTAGGTGCGCCAAAATGGGCTTCGTCGTCATCAAGGGTTTTACTGTCTGCTGCTAGGTCGCCCAAAAACCACCTAGCAACATCGGCTAGTTTTTTTCAGTGATACGGTACTGGGCGTTAATACACTCAACACTTAAGCGGGCAGTTAGTCCACTATAAATAAGCAACTCTTCAAGTGTACTTTTATCAAATGGCACTTCTTTACCATCATCTATAAAGTCATCCCAACCCACTAATAGCTCGCGTACTATTTCGCCATCACTCGTGCCTTGTGTTTCAGTCAGTGTTTTAAGCTCACTTTCAGGTACCAATTTAATTTTTGCCGTAAACTTAAAAGGTAGCCCACCAAATTCAAAATTAAGCGGGGCGCTTATAACCGCATTTTTTAACGCGTTTAATAGTTTTAATTTCATTTAAAAGTTCACTTATATGCTTTTGTTAGTCGTTTAGCCTCGTCTTTAGCGGCTTTAAGACTATTGAATTTAAGTATGCCGTTACTGTCTCTGCAGTAACTTGGCGCTTTCCCTTTTTGCTTTGCAATGACCGTGTAAAATTCAACGTTCCCAGTATCAACATTTGTCATATTGATTGCTTGAAATCGCATAGCCATTACTCAAACACTATCGTTAGTTCGTCATAGCCTGCGCCACTGGGCACTAGCTTGCCGTCAAACTCATAACCGGTTAATTCTGAGTCCAGGCTGGTGTATTTAGGCCATGGCATTTGGTAACGGCCAATAATGGTTACTTTTTTACCTGTGGCGGTGCCATGGGTAAACTCAAACATTTGCACTTTAGCAACGTCATCAAACGGGTTAAAACTGGTTAACTCTTCTGCTGTTAGCGTAAAATTAGCGCTGCTCTCATGACCGGTTATCATTATTTCTTCGTGGTTAATAGCACGGTCAAACACCACGTTATTACCTAAATCAATGGTAATTTTGTGCAAGGTACGTTTAACATCGTTAAGCTTAAAATCACTGCTATTACTTACGCCAAGTACTTCAGGGCGTACCCAACGCTCCCAATCAACAGCAGGGGCGGCAGTACTTGCAACCGGCGCACTAAACAAGCCTTTAAACTGCCAGTTAAGCATGGGTTTACCTTTTTCAAGCGCAAAGCTCACATTGCCTTTCATTTCGCTAATGTTGTGGGTGTTTTTACCAAAGCGTACTAAGCATGTAACTGCAACAGCGGCCCCTTTTGTAAAGGTAACACTTGTTGCATCGGCAACTTGCACCATGCCGCAAGCAAGTAGCAGCGGGGCAAACGCAGGTTCGTTACCGGCTGTGCCACTCATTGCAAGTGGGGTTTTAAAGTTAAGGCTTATATGTTCACCATAAAAGGTTTCCATACTGGCACCGCTGTAGCTGGTTTCTAGCTCGTCTTTTTCACTTTCGCTTTCAAGCGATAATTCAACGTCACTGGCATAAATGGCATGCAGGCCCGTTAAGGTTGTGCCCAGGGCATCGGCTAAAATGAGTTTGTCTTTAAATCGCCAGCTGCTCATGATTTATTCTCCACTTTAATTAGCTCACCGCTTTTTAAGTTAAAAGCGCCGGCTATCTCGTCTCTGTTACCTTTTGCTTTAGCTAAAGCCTGGTTAACGTTTTTGGCAATCGTCATCGCGCGGGACATTTTAGGCTTTATGTTAATGTCAGCCTGTTGTTCAGCGGGTTTACTCGATTGCGGCTCGGTCTGTTTGCTCATGGCATCACCTTCACAGTTACGGTATGTAGGCCAGTTACACTAAACTGGCACTGGTAAATTAAGTTATTAGTTTGCTTGCTAAGCTCAATTGTGCGGCCCTTATCAAGCTTTATAGGGTTCCAACCTGCGAACTGGCAACCTGCTACAGCGGTTTTAACATCACTGCGCAATTGCTTTATTTGCATATCGCTATGGGCATTACCTGCAGAGCAGGGGATCACAATCATCACTGCAAACACATCTTTAACTTGGTATTCGTCAAGGCCGTGTACTTCATTAGTATTGGTGTTGTCATCGGCCAGCGGCAATACAAACAACTGAGCACTGTGTACAGCATGCTCGCGTACATGGTTAAAGTCGCTAGCAAACCCAACCGTTGCATTAACGATTGTTTGGCTTAGCAGGGTTTCTATGTTGTTTAAATCAAAGTTAAATGCCATTTAAATGCTCTTTAAACATGTTTAAATTAACCAATCGGTGATGATGTCGTTAATCTCGGTTTCTTGCACAGCAGCTATACCCAGTATTGGCCGTGCAGGTAACGTCACGCTTTTATTGCGGCCAGTTTCACCACCAAAGTGATGTATTGCTGAGTACTTTTCACCTAAGCCATGCTCAAGCGTATTACCGTTTACGTTGTGCGTAACAGAGCCTGCAAGGTTGCGCTCATCTGTTAGTGTTAAACCGCCACGGTCTTTTGCTGCTTGCGATTGCTCCCATTTTTTACCACTGGGTGTTACTTCACGTAAAAATCGGGTGGTAACGTCCATGTCTAAAAATGCACCAATATCATCCAATACATCAGCGGATTCACCACTTGTATTTGAAATTTGGGTTAAACCTGTTAGCGCATTACCCGTTATATTTATAAATACACCCGCCAATTTAATAACCTGGCCAATTAAATTGAGAGCCTGCAGGTTTGGTTCGCATCCCAGTTCTTGCACCTGCAGGCGCATCTTCCTTAATTTGGATCACACCTTTACTAACCTTATCGAGCATTGCCATGGCGTTACTTTTTAGGGTTTTAAGGTTTTCGTCAGCAATGTTTGGGGCTAACTCACAATGCATTAAATCGTTAGCAATGCCTGGCAATACCGAGTTATTTATATCGTCTTGGTTTAATGCAAACCGTGCTACATAGCCTGCTATAACCGCATTTACATTTTTTTGTGCTTGTACATACCAGGCATTAATTTGCTCTTGCAACTCGTTGTACGTTTCGCTTAATAGCGCTGCTTCAACATCGTCGCGCGTTGGGCGGCTACCTATCGCTGCAAACTTAGCAGTCGCAAATTGCAACAGCGTATTAATGCCAACTTTATCTATAACTGCTTGTTCTGTCGTAAACATGGGCACCTCAGTTAGTAAAAAAAGGCCCCGAGTAAGTCGGTACTGGGGCCTTTACACAGGGAACAACAATAATTAACCGGCTGGCGTCAGCACGTTGGTCAGCAAAATACCACAGTCTTTTGCAATAATTTGCTCTTGCACCGATTCGCCTACCATAATTTCAACCCCACCATTTAACCCTGCAGCTACGTCACGGTTGCCCGATGTACGCGAGCCATAACGTGCAGTTAATGCAAAGGTCATGCGGTTGTTGTTAAACGAGGCTAGCGGGTCGTGGTACGTAAACGACAAGGTATCTTGCCAAACCTTTTGTAAGTTAACGGCTTGGCCTTTTTTAGCCGTGTTTAGGCGCGCTTGGCCAACGGTTACATGCTCAAGCTCTAGCACTTCTTTAATGTAGCTCCATGGCACTAAGCCCTGGTCGCCACTAGTGCCATTAAACGCTTTAAGTAACTTAGGATGCGTACGCAGTTTAGTTGCCACGCTTTGCGATAATGTCATTGCATTAGGGCGCATAAGTGGCGCATCTAGCATGTCTAAAAAAAACGGTAAAATATCAAGTGTAGGGTCATCAAAACGCTTTTTGCCTGCAGCAGCTAATGATTCAGTACTGCCAAAGTTAGCGGCTTTGTTATACATAGTGGCCACACGTATTTCACGGTTAAGCAAAACTAAGTCAGTTAAGCTTTCAGCCGCATGAGTTCGCGGGTTATAGTTTGCAGGTGCATTGGTTACATCGTCATTCGGCACAACATCTGCTAAACCATAATCAACAACTGAACCGGTTTTCTCTTCAACACTAAACTCAACTTGATTCGGCGATGACTTACGGCCAATTTTATCGTCTACAACGGTAAATTTTTCACCTTTTTTATATTCGGTCCACTTATAGTTACGTAAACCAACGGGCGAATAAGGGGCAAGCGTGTCTGCAACTAACGCTCTATTACGATAAGCAATGGCTATGGCCGTTTGCTCAACATCGGGGGTAAATGGCATACCATTACTCATGGTAAATCCTCACTATTAATAATTAAGTTAACCCAAGCACCTTAAGCGCTTGGAATTGTTGCTACTACATGCGGGTTTAAAAACACGTCGCCAATCACACCAGCTTCGCCGTCTTCCATTGCCCAACCAGCAACGTATACTTCGGTTTGGCCCACAAAGTTAGCAGGGTCAAATTCAACGGCTTTACCTTCGCTGTCAGCAACAATTGGCGTGCCTGAAATCAATGGTGTACCAAATTCAACAGGCGCGCTTTGTGTCATTACCACATCAACACGTAAATGCTCGTCAGTGCCTTGCTCGGTAACACCGGCATACATTGCGCTGGCATCAACCGCTAACCCAACATGAAAGTCAGCCGCAGCCGATACAACCACTAAGCGGTTAGCCGGTATAACGTCTTCAGCGCTAAAGTTTCTTATAAATCCTGGTTGTGCCATGGTTTTATGCCTTTTTAATGTGGTCTAACGCGGCGGTAATGCTAATTTCAATGCCTTTGCTAGATTGTGATTGTTGAAATTCCAGTGCTTTTGCTGCCAGTGTTTCTGCACTGTCGTCGGTATTTTCGCCGTCGGTATCGTCTTTATTAAACTCGCTCGTTAAGCCTGTTTGCTCAGGCAAGCCCTTTAAAAAACCTTCAAACCACGCTGCAGGTTTAAGTTCCTGGCTTTTACCGTCTGCGGCTGCAAACTCAAAGGTGGTGTCGCCATCGTCAAGCTTGGCCATAAACTCAGCCACACCCTCTGTGTTTGTTAAGCGCGGGGCTTTGCCGCCATTAATTTCGGTGTTAATAAAGGTGTTAGCTGCTGCAACACGCTGCGCGAATTCAAGCTGTGCGTTTTTAGCGTTAGCTGCATCAATCTGGTCTTGCAGCGCCTTTCTTTCTTCTTTATCCATTGCATTGTCCTCGTGGGGTGGGGTGGCGTCATCATCGCCTTTACTAAATTCGGCACCCTCGCCACTATTCACCTTGGCACGTTCGTGCTCAGCAATAATGGTTTCTTCTTTTAACCATTCGCTTTCGTAGTCGGGCACAACTTTATCAGCCGCTTCACTGCCAAAACGGTCAGTTATAAAGTTGCGTAAATTGCCCATTAGGCGGGTAAGGGTGTTTGATGTGCGCAGCGATATGTTGTCAATATCACCGGCAGCAAATTCTAGGGTTAGGGTATCGGCGTCATCACTTTGGTTAAACTGCCAGGCTAAACCGTCAACGGCAGGGGGCTTGCCACCTAAGTAACCAATGTGCGCGAGTTGGTAGCCATTAGCCACCTTTTCAAGCTTAACCGAGCGGTTAGGGTAGCGCTTGCTTTGTACCGCTTGGGCAAATTCAGCACACACATCTTCTGCTTTAGCAAACAAAGAGCCACCTTCTGCTTTTAGTTCA